CAAGTATTGTTTTGGGAGTTGGTAATTCAAATCAAGATTTTCTAGGTTGGGTGCTTGCAACTGGTAAATTTGTATCAGAAAAAAAATCTGAAGAAACCTCAATTTAGTCCTTGACAAATATATTCCCGCATGGTATAAATATAAGTACAGTTCGTTGAAACTGATTGAAAGACATACTGGACGGGGGTGCAATACCCCCCGCCTCCACCAAAAGGAGATTATTGTGGAACAGGTATTGATGGGGGGTCAAGATGAAGAACCCTCTAGTACAAAGGGTAAGTAAGTGGATGTTTAGAGCATATATCATTTGGAGTATATGTGCAGACATAACCTTGCTTGCCGGAATAATATATCTAGTCTTCTTTTGATGGGGGCGAAATAGGTTCGACAGGTGTTAATTAGAGAAGTGGAGAATTGTGGATTGACCACCTTATAGGTTATTACAGTAAATGCAAACGATAATTTCGTTTCATATGAGGACTATGCTCTAGCAGCTTAGTTTTTATGGGGTTCGGGAGGCACCTTGCAACAGAAGCCTCCCACTTTAGTTATCGTTTGTATAAATAGATGTATGGATTGGTTAGAAGCAATAAAAAATATGCCAGATGAAAAACCCTCACCAGAAGAGTATGAGGGATATATCCTTTGGATGAAAACAAACAACCCTATGTTTGATAAGGAAACAGCAAAACTAAAAGGTATGAATTCTAAAAAGTTAGACATTCCCGTTGACCGCTCCCATCCTGACTACATGAAGTATTATGTAAAGATTAGGAAAGAGGAAGTTGCCAACCATAAGAAAGATTGGGCTGAGAAAAATAAAGAGCGCAAAAGACAACAATGGCGTGAATGGAAAAAAAGACAAAAGGACTTGACAGAAGACTAATAATATACTATAATAATTATATAAGATGATAATTTTGCACCTATGGCTCTTTCTGCGTAAGCAGTAAGTGTTCGGAGTTTCGGTAGGTTCCTTGGCAACAGAATAACCTACCACTTTAAGTGGGGCATTAGCTCAGTTGGGAGAGCGCCTGCTTTGCAAGCAGGGGGTCGTAGGTTCGATTCCTACATGCTCCACCACTTTGAAATTGTCATAACTAAGGAGAAATTATATTATGGCTACTAAAACTAAAATATCTAAATCCGAAAAAGTCATTTCGGCACTTAAAGGTGGAGCAGAACTTACGGCAAAGCAGATTGCATCTCGCTATGGTGTCAAGAATGTTCGGGCACTTATTAGTTCGTTGCGTATGCAGGGATACCCCATTTACCTTAACAATCGCACTAGCGAGTTTAAAGGTGAAAAGACCGTGTATCGGAAGTATCGTTTAGGTACTGCTACACGGGCTGTGATCGCAGCTGGTTACAAGGCACTACGCACAGCGTAATGTCTAACGGGTGATGCCGTAATACATCCGTGGGGGTCTACGGTTAGCCCCCAAACTTTTTTTAGGATGAAATATGTTATTAAACTCACCAAAGACATTTTGTATGAATATTGAAAATATAGTTAAAGAAAAGAAAATCTCTCACATGGATGCTGTTCTCTGGTACTGCGAAAAAGAAGGACTAGAGTTAGAAGGCATCTCTCCCCTAATCTCAAAAGCACTCAAAGAAAAAATTGAGGCCGATGCCAGAGAGTTAAATTTTTTACCAAGACAAGCAAAATTACCCATATAGGAACTTGACATTATACAATGTGTTATGGTAATATTAGATTATGTTCAACTGTCAGGACTGATGGCAGCAACTCTTGCAATGGAGACTTCAAATGGAAGTGACAATGCATTTGGATGGCAACCCGGCCATTCGTGAAGAAGGTTTTTTTGCCTCCAAGGTAAAGGAACTGGAAAACCAAGTTAAAGTGCTTGGTTTTGATAATGCCGAGTTGGTCAAAGCCAACGAGGAGTTGAAGGAGCGAGTAAAAACTCTCGCAACTCAACGCCCGTCAGGGTTTCGTCCTCGCCGTAATCGACGGTAGGATATCAGGGATGTGTGCCGGTGTAGCTCAGTTGGTAGAGCAGCTGATTTGTAATCAGCAGGTCGTGAGTTCAAATCTTACCGCCGGCACCATTTTGTAAAGGAGTGATTATGTTTAGATGGTTTAGAAAATGGATATATAATATTTTCAAAGAGAAAGAAACTGGAGCAGAGTTAAATAACATAAGAAGAGAAAAACAAGCAAAACATGAGGATTTATTGAAGTGATGGATGTTACATTAGTCGATAGCATGGGTAGTGACTTATCAGTGGTAAATGCTGCCCGTGTTTCTTTTGCAAAGGTGCATGATAATTTTGATGATGATAAGGACACTAAACTGATTAAGTATCTCGCAAAGCATAATCATTGGAGTCCCTTTGGTCATGCATCTTTGCAGTTTCATATCAAAGCACCCGTGTTTGTTGCAAGACAGTTAGTCAAGCATCAGATTGGTTTAACATGGAATGAGGTGTCAAGGCGATATGTTGATGAGGAGCCAGAGTTCTATGTTCCTCTAGTCTGGCGAGGTAAAGCAGATGATAAGAAGCAGGGTTCCTCTGATATTGAGATTGACATAAATCCTGCTGGTGCTAGTGGACCAGCGATGATTGATGATTATGAACAGGTTTTGCGTAAATCAAAGTGGACATATGAACAACTCTTGAGAAGAGGTGTATGTCCAGAACAGGCTCGTATTGTTCTTCCACAGTCAATGATGACTGAATGGTATTGGAGTGGAACACTGTATGCGTTTGCCCGTGTATGCAATCTGCGGTGTAAACCAGATGCACAGGTAGAGACACAGATGGTCACTGACCACATTGATAAATTATCAGAGGAGTTGTTTCCTGTGAGTTGGAACGCTCTACGGTCATGAGTAAAGCTGTTGTCATGGGAAACGGTGAGTCTCGGTCTTGGTATAACCCAGATACTAAATGGGACGATGTGAAGACATGGGGCTGCAATGCCGTTTACCGTGACGCAATGCCAGATAGTCTTGTTGCTATGGACTATGCAATGCAGCAGGAGATATATGACTCTGGGTATACGGGAAAGTGTTATTTCTCAAACTGGAGCGTTGTTCCATCAGAGGTTGCTGATATGATGCTCATGGGATTTGATATACCAGATGCATTTATTCATAGGAGTAAGAATAAAACTGGTCAATGTGTTATATCTGGCAAAGACCCTGCAACGGTTCATGAGACTGTTGAATATATGATGAAGATGCATCCAAGTCTAGACATGGATGACCTTAAACTCAAGATGGAAAAAGATGTTGGTATTTGGATCACCTATGTGAATGAGAATGACAACATTAAAGATGTAGGCAATCCTAATCTATCAACTGGTAATATGGCCTTATTACTGGCATGTCACGAACAGGATGCAGAAGACATTTATATGTTGGGATTTGATTTGAGCACATATAATGAATCACTCAATAACATATACAAAGGGACAGACAACTATTTGCCCGCAGATGCGAAAGGGTTCAATCCTGTAAACTGGATGAACCAAATGAGTGAGATTTTTGACAAGTATAAGAGTAAAAACTTTCACTGGGTAGACTGCAAAATAAAAGGCACTAAGAGTTGGCATGGTTCGACAGTGCAAGACTACCATTCCAATGTAAAGCACTTGTCAAAAGAGGAGTTCTGTAAAGAGCTATTATTGGAGGATTATAAATAAAGGAGTATTGACATTTACTATTACATAATGATATATTTAAACATACTTAAACATACGAAACATATTTAAACATAAGGAGACATATGATGTCATTAGCTGCAATGAAGAAGCAGAATAGTTTGGATTCACTATTGGGTGCTGCCCAGAAAGAATCTGCCCCCCTAGAAAAGAAGTCCTATGTGGATGAACGCATTTGGAAACCGACGATGGATAAGACCGGCAACGGTTATGCCGTCATTCGTTTTCTTCCTGCTCCAGATGGAGAAGACCTTCCTTGGGTAAAACTTTGGAACCATGCTTTCCAAGGTCCAACTGGTCAGTGGTTTATTGAGAACTCATTGACTACTCTCGGCAACAACGATCCTGTATCGGAGTATAACTCTAAACTCTGGAACTCTGGTATCGAGTCAGATAAAGAGATTGCTCGTAAGCAGAAGCGTAAGTTGTCATATTACTCCAACATCTATGTGGTGAGTGATGCAGCAAATCCAGAAAATGAGGGTAAAGTTTTTCTCTATCGTTATGGTAAGAAGATTTTTGATAAGTTGATGGAAGCAATGCAGCCTCCATTTCCTGACGCTGAACCTGTCAACCCTTTTGATTTCTGGGAAGGTGCAAACTTCAAACTGAAGTTGCGTAAGGTAGATGGATATTGGAACTATGACCTTTCATCTTTTGATAACAAATCTGCGCTACTTGATGGTGATGATGATGTATTGGAAGAGGTGCATGGTAAGCAGTATTCTCTTGCTGACTTCACATCTCCCACTAACTTCAAGTCCTATGACGAGTTGAAGACTCGTCTGGATGCGGTCCTGTCTGGCACTGTTGTTGCTAATACCACAGTTCAGACTTTGATGGAAGATGAACCAAGTTCAACAATCAAGGTTGACACTAAACCAGAACCAGCCCCTACCGTAGAGGTTGATGATGACGCAATGTCATACTTTGAGAAACTCGCAGAGGAGTAATACTATCAGTAGTAGTGCTGGTAGGGCTACGAACCCCCACAGAAATGTGGGGGTTTTCTTTTATGCGAACCCACTGACAAGAGAACCTTGGTTTGCAAGAATTCCAACTGAACTATTGTCAACCAATTGTTGCGGCATACCAAGCGATTGCTCTGTTTTTTCGCCTTCATTGACAGTCTGATTAG